TTCAATGAATACTATTCAATTAATTCAAAAAATATTCAATTCAGATATCCGTAGCATGATAAACTATATGCAATCAAATGAGCAAATTATTCATGATAAAAAAATTATCCAGGATGATTTGTGGAATAAAATGACGGAAAATATAAAAAATGCTACATTGGATGTAAATTTACAATTTATTCGTGAAACAAGTAATGAATATAATATTGAGAAAAAAAATATTGTCAAAAATTATCTAAATTATATTATTCGTACACATAAATATATAATAATCCCTGAGTTTTTACATTTTGTTGAAAATATTATGCATATACCCGACCTCAGTATTGATTGTATGCTACCTCATACTATCTTGAAATTAAACAAATTTCTTACACATGACAAATCATAACGCAATGTAACCAAATAGAAATCAGTATAACAATTTGAAAATATTTTACATATTATGACTTGAAATATGTAAAATGTAAATGAATCTATTTGCTACTGAAAAATGACTTATTCTCCACATCGGTTGGAGAATAATAATTATCCATTCTTTTGGTTAATTTTGCCATAAAACTATTGGGTGGCGACATCTTAGTAGGGTCAATGAAATTATGATTTAAACCTAATTCTTTGTTCTCAAATGATGAAGTTTTTTGGATGGGGATAACAATACTTTTCTCATAGGTCATTACACGACTATCCATAGTTTATTATAGATAAAGAAAATAATTGAATCATTTAAATACAATTAAATATATTTAAACAAAACAACATAGATAAGATAACGATGGAAAGTATTGATGATGATTGGGAAAGCTTTTTACAAGACGATTATGATTGTGAAGAATTACCTATGAATACATCAACACGGTTAGATAATAACCAAATAAATAATGATAACTCTCTTTTGAAGAATGTAGACAATATTCCTAAAGCTTCTGACATTTATATATCTACAAAAACAAAGATTTGTTATTTAAATAAATCAAATATCGATATAAAAAACGTGTTTTGGAATATTCCTGTATTAGACTATAGTACACCAAAAAACGGTGTCATTAAAAAACAAATAAAATATTCGTCCACCCATAAGGAAGAAACTGATTACATTGAAGAACAATTACAAAACGTGAAATGCTATGAACAGCAAATTATTGAACACATTGAAAATCCGGACGGCAGAATCAAATACAAAGATCAGCGAAAAATTAGCATTGGTACTTGTAAAAAAGATTTACTTAGTTATAGAACGAAACAAAAACGAGCATTCTTCAACTGTTTTGTTATTATTATGCGAATATTGGTAGATGATACGTTTAAAGAACTACATGTTAAAGTTTTCAATACTGGGAAAATGGAGGTTCCTGGCATTCAATCAGACGATTTATTAGAAAAGGCATTAGATTTATTAGTAACTATACTTCGTCCGTTTGTAGGTACCGATTTATCATATTTACCTGAAAAGAATGAAACTGTGTTAATTAATTCAAACTTTAATTGTGGATACTACATAAATCGCGATAAATTATATGATCTTTTAAAATATAAATATCGTCTAAATAGTAATTTTGATGCATGTTCTTATCCTGGAATTCAATGTAAGTTTTATTATGATAATACACTGACGGAACAAAATGGACAACAACCGAATCATACAAATTTTGAACAAGTATCTTTTATGATATTTAGAACAGGTAGCGTATTGATTGTTGGAAAATGCGAAGAATATGTATTATATCAAATATATGATTTCATAAAAACTATTTTAGAAACAGAATATGAGACGATTCAAATTACAAACACTTCTGAAATAGATATCACATCTAAGGTTGACCGAAAAAAGAAGATTCGTAAAAAGACCATTTTAATTGACATTGACGTAACCGACTAGAATAACTAAGTAACTAAAGGTGACTAATTTGTCAAATAATTAAAAATTTTACATACGGAATAGTCGTGAACTCTTAATTCTATATCAATATGAGGATTTATTAACAATCTATTTTTTACTTTATCATTATCTATATCCATTTTATACATTTTTTTTATACAATATTCTATCAAATATAAATAATTCTTGTTTACAAAATCATATTGATATGAATGATTAAAACAATCCACAGTTACTAATAACGATGACAAATTGGTTGCTATTTTGTCTGAAGATGTCCCTTTATATATAACAGGTAAATGAACCAATGCCTCCACTATTTTATACATTTTTGTCAGTATTGTTTTTTGTAATTGAGTCAGGGTATATTGTTTAAAATCAAAATGTGATATATAATGGACTAAAATAGAAGTGTAAACTTCCATATATAAATCTAATTGTTTCATTGTTTCCTTCGTATCGGATGTTTCTTCATAGGATTGTTTGTATTCGTCATTTATATCAAAAACTGTTTTTTTATATATAAAAAGCGTTGCGTCTGTAGTGGTTAATTTTAATAGATTTTGCGAATCTTCGCCTAATTGAGTGATAAATTCCACATAATACAATATAGATTTTTGAGTATGATATAATGCTAACTCTAGATTTTTTGTATATAATAATATGAATTTATAAATGTAAGTTGTATTTTTTATACCAGTTATCAAAATATGCTTTACATATTCTTCGTTGTCTATATTAATACGTTCATTACATGCTATTATGAATTCATGAATCATGCCAACAAACTTTAAGAATAATGTAGTTTCACTATAGTTGATTTCATCTTTATAGTTGTCAATTGAATTTAAAATATACTTTTTCATAATGTCTATAATAAATTTTTATTTTATTTTATTTTGAGTCGGTTAATTCAATAATTCTTCTAAAATATACAAAAATAATTATTCTTATAGTATTAGTATTTAAAGAATAATAGTTGTTTTCCTATATAATGAGTTCCCAAGATACCGAATCTGGTTATAGAATGCCTTCAAATACGTGTCTACAACATGCTTGGAAATTAGCCATTGTTGAAGACAAGGAAATTAAAACCGATTACTGGACCGCGTCTCTAGATAAAGAGGTTATTATCGGCGTAAAAGCTTCTCAAGAAAAGTTGCTTGTAAAGAGCGAAGATGAATATACTAGTCCTATCGCCAAAATATACAAGGTTGAGGGCGAGTATATCATAGTTACTGAAAATTCACTATACTTGGTATCAGCTGATATTGAATCCAGTAGAATTTCTTAAATATTCAATGATACAACTGTCTAAAATATAATGTATAACGTAAATATATTTGTGTAATTTACGTTATATTTTCTACACATAATGCTTCATACCATATGTACATATTACACCGAACTGAAAGAAAATAAAGTAGCTATAACTACTATAATATATTATTTAATGTTGTCATTTGTTCAGATGTTAATTTATCGGGATATTTTACATTAAATTTTATACATAGGTTTCCTTTATTATTCTCTCGTTCCATTCCATACCCATTTATAGATTTTACTAGTCCATCACGTATTGGAACACCTACCTCGGTTTTAAACCGCAATTGTTTTCCAGATATATGATTGATAATAAATTCAAATCCACAAAGTGATTCTTTTAATGTGATTTCTCTCTCCATGTGTAAATTAAGACCAGAACGCTTAAATGATGTTAAGTTATGGATACTAATTATAATTTTAACATCGCCCTTTAATTCAGTATCCATTATATTTCCCCGATCTCTCAATATAATGATTTCTTTATCATCAATACCTTTTGCTATTGGTATGTATAATGTTTCATTCTCCAGTTTCCTAATACCGTCTTCAAATAACCAACGATCTATTTGCACTGGTATTTGATCGCCTTTATATGCTTGTTCTAAACTAATTGCTACATTTTTTATAATAGGTGGAGGCTTGTTCAGCGCATTTACATTGACTTGTTGTCCATTTTGAAACACGCGAATATTTCCACCAGGAAATCCATTCATTCCACCAAACATACCCATGCCTGGAATTCCTGAACCACCACCATTTCCACCAGATCCAAAGAACATTTTAAATACATCATTTGGATCTACACGATGACCACCTGAAGACATAGGTGAATTACCACCCATATTACCAAATGGGTTTCTCTTGCTCATATCGTATTTTTGTCGTTCAGTTTCATCACCAATTACTTGATAAGCCTCATTTATATTTTTAAATTTTGCTTCCGCGTCAACATTTCCAGGGTTCTTATCAGGATGATGTAATAGAGACAACTTTCTATATGCCTTCTTAATCTCGTCTTGACTAGCGCCTTCTTCAACACCTAATACTTTGTAATAATCTTCCATTTATAATATAATATATATTTACATTTACTTAAATAGTTATTAGCGAATAAATATAATTACACGTATATAATGAATACAACTAGACCATTTATATATAAATATACTCCTGATTGTTTCAAAGATTTTCAAATTGATAATGATATTATTACTATTTTAAATACAATGATTTCTATGAATAATCTCAATATATTATTTGTAGGTGACTCTGGTTCTGGAAAAACCAGCTTAGTTAATGCTTTAATGAAAGAATATTATGGTGATATTTCATATAGCGATGACATTTTAATAATCAATAGCCTAAAAGAACAAGGCATCCACTATTATAGAACCGATGTGAAAACCTTTTGCCAAACACGATGTTCTATACCAAATAAGAAAAAAATCGTTGTTCTAGATGATATTGATAATATTAACGAACAAAGCCAACAAGTATTTCGTAATTGTATAGACAAATATAGTAATAATGTTCATTTTATATCTTCTTGTTCAAATGTTCAAAAGGTAATTGACAGTTTACAATCCAGGCAAATTATTATTAAAATGAAACCATTATCTAGTATTTATTTAAATAATATTTTACAAGATGTGAAAAATCGCGAAAATATATCTATGGATGCGATGGCTGAAAAATTTGTATTGGAATTAGCAAGTGGTTCTGTGCGTATTTTGTTAAATTATTTAGAGAAGTTTAAAATTTTAAATGAACATGTCACTCAAGAACTGGTAAATCAGGTGTGTACCAATATTAGTTTTTCAACATTTGATGAATATACGTCTTTCATATTGAAGAGCGATTTAAGTGAAGGTGTATCAATATTATATGAGTTATTTGATCGCGGATATTCAGTGATGGATATTTATGATAATTATTTTTTATACGTGAAATTAACTCCGCTATTAAACGAAACGCAAAAATATGAGACTATCAAACTATTGTGTAAATATATCACCGTTTTTCACAATATTCACGAAGACGAAATAGAATTGGCATTATTCACTAATAATTTATCAACTCTATTTTCCAGCTAAATTCATTGTATCCAAACATGTAAAAATTCTAATGTAAAACTTCTAATGTAAAAAAATCTAACGTAAATATACATTGTTTTATTTTAGTTTAGATGAGTCAAACTTTTAAAAATCCAATTAAGCGTGAACATTTATTTGAATTTTTAGAAAGAGTTTGTGAGAAAAAAGAGAAATATTACATATTTAATATGACGTCTTACAAACGCGGTGAAATGGAGTCAATTACAAATGATTTTTTAGAACAGATTAGACCATATTATCATAAGGCAAAGACCTTTTATATTGATCGCAAACGTTCTTACAGTGGTATATGTACAATAATACGACAAATTTGTAAACTTCATTCCATCATGTTCACAACACAAATTACCTATAGCAAGTCAAAATACAACATCCCATATTACATTTATTTTTAATTCTGGTAGAGAGAATTTTCATTAAAAATAAATTATTTTTTCACGATACGTGTTACTTTTTGCTTTTTTTGGATTTCCTCGCCTTTTTGGATTTCTTTGCCTTTCTTGTTTTATTCTTTCTTGTTTTAGTTTGTCTCCTTTTTGTTTTTTCTACTATTCTTGGTTTATTATTTTTCTTCTTTTTTGTTTTCTTTCTACCTCCTGCCTGCGTCTCCGTTCCGAATATACCATTCTGTTTTAAAATTATACCTCCTCCTTGAGCCATATACCATACTCCACTATTTTCATTAATTCCACTATCAGCACTTAACATTAATAACCCCGACCTTACAAACGATGGTCTATCACCATCAGCTAATAAATAATGCTGATCAGTTGGACAATTGGTTGTTGTTCCAATTTGTCCACATTTTGTAGTAATAACATTCAATTCTTGACCGAAATCACCCATAAATTTACGTGATAATCGTGTTATTATTTCACGCATATGATTAGCATTCTTAACCATGTCCGCAAAATTTATAGATGTGTTATAAGGTGTTATTTGTTCCAAATAAGTTAACGCCTGTTCAAATGTATTATTTGCCGATAAAATTTGACATAATCCTTTTCCGATTGTCACATCTATTTGAACTGCCGGCATTACAAAATCATCAGCTTGTAATGTATATTCTAGACGTGTTTTTCCATTCTGTTTATGGTTTAGAGACATATTATATGAGAATTTTGTAGCTGATCCGGTTACCGTGTCTGTCTCTATTGATATATTTAAATTATTTTTTATGAAATTGGAAGCACCTGTACCTTTTGCGCATGAACCAAATGAACCTTGGGCGTCTATTATAGATGTGATTGGACATATTATTTTAAACACTCTGTTACCTGTACTTGTATCTCCAGTTACTGGTTTTTTACCTTTCTTTATACTTTTAGAATTTACAGGTGTAGATATTTTTTCTAATGCATCAATTATTCGCATATTGCTGGAATTTTTAACAGTTAAAGCATTATTAACAATATTTATTATATTAGTCGCATTATACATTAAACGTATATCATCATAACTGTTTAACGTCTTAAATATAGCAGCTTTATCTGTATGATTCCTCTTACAGTAATTAACAAAAGTATTAAATAATGGAGCGTCTATTGTACCTGGTGATTTTTCATCATTCGCAACGTTCGTTATTAGTTTTGCTTGTTTACTATATATATTGTCAGTATCAGTGGCTAGATCGTCTGTTTGAGAAACCTTATTTGCCACTCCACCAACATATTTACAAATATTTCTTAATAAGGAATTAACAACTTCTTGTGCGGGCTTAGGTAACGATTTACTAAGAATATCATCGCCCCCATCTATATTTATATTTGGAAATTTCGTGAGTTCTTTTTTTATCTTTGATATTCCATCTAACCATATATTATTTATATTTGTTGTTATCGTAAATTCACGGTTCCTGCTACTAGTATTCTTCCAGCGACCAAATATTGTTCCTATAGATTTATCTAACCGTTTATTTATAACAGAACGTGTAACATCAGCTATTTGATTCCATACAGCCTTTTTCTCAACCAATCTATCACTATATTCAGTGATGTTATCATATATTGGGGTCATTTTGTTATTTATTAAGGTTGATATAGCAGTTTTTACACCTGATTCTGTATTGTCTCTATTATCATTAATGAATTTAGTTATTTCATTTAATTCAAAAGATTTTACATCAGCTATTGTTTCCAATATTGTATCTCTCAAACCTGGAGCACCCCCTTTAAAATCTTTTGGACGTATTGATTCTCCTAGACGAGCACTATTAAATAAATCCTCGCTTCCTACAGGAACCCGCAGTCTAAATATCTCTTCGAATATTTCATTCTTTCTTGTAATCTCAAAATTATCTATATGATTTTCTTCTATTTCAGTACTGAAATAATTAATAAAATAAACAAATAACGCATCTGATACAAAATAACTATTGTTAATTGTATAACTAGGTAAAGTGTTACTTATGTGTTTTATGTAGTAATTAAATACATCTTTGTAATATTTTATAACGTTAATTGCTTGTTTAAGGCCTGATTTTACTCCCTCTGGATCAACTGGATCTATATCATTAATATTTTCGCTTCCATGTAATATTTGGTAATCAGATATTAAAAAATCCAACACAGTATTCATACGTTCATATTGAACATTAAAGTTAATTGTAGATTTTTTTGATTTGCTATCAAGTTTTGGCTTTTCTTCTTGTTTAACTATTTCTGATTTTGGGTCTGAAGATGTCTCATTACTGGTAGGCAACAATTTCTTCATATTACCTATATTACCTATATTATCTATATTACCTATAGTCGGATAAATATGTAGTCCTCCAAATTGGTCATACACTTTTCTCCAATCAGGCTCATTGTCTTCTTCTTTGTTTTCTGTTGTGGTTGCTACAATTTTTTGAAGTTGCTTACGCATATTTTCGTCAGCACTTTCTCCGTCTACGACATCTTCTCCGTCAACAGCACTTTCTCCGTCTACGACATCTTCTCCGTCAACAGCACTTTCTCCGTCTACACCACTTTCTCCGTCAACATCACTTTGTAAATGCGATAATATTAACATTCTAAGATACTCTGTAATCTCATTGATACTTTGAATACCTGTAATTGTAGTTCGTCGCTTCATGGCCTTGGATCGTGTATTTTTATCAAATATGTTAAGTGATTTGTCTGTTAACATATCTTCAGCAGACATACCAAAATTAGCAAGAAATAAGTTATAAGTATCTTCTATTGTTATACTTCCAAACGTTAATCCATTAATTATATTAAAAATACTACCTTCGTCCACATATTCACAATCATCTACAACACAATTGTCTATATTATCATCACCGTGATCATAAGTACAAGCACCACCTGTTTGCTTATTTTCAGATGACCCACCCAAATAAGATGTATCTTTACTTAAGTCATATAATGTCATAATTCTTGTTGAAAGATTAGCTAAACGTTTACCTGTTCCAGAAGGGTTAAAATCATGGCATGGTTCATGTGCTAATAAATTTAATGTTAAAAAATTTGCCAATTTATCATTAATCTTAATTTCATTAGTGGTCATAATATACTAATATATATATTAGTATATTATATTATATTACACAAAATGTGTTAAATATTCAAGGATGTAAATTTTTATTCATTACATAGCAACAATTGTCTCGCAATAACTGTATTGCTTTCTAATACTTGTTCAGCCGATAATCTCGCAAACCATTGGAAATTTGTTCTTTTTAATATTTCATTTGATGGGATATACAAACCATATGCGCTACATGGTAAATTAAAGTCATCGTCATCATCCAATAAGTTATCTATTAACACTGGTTTATTATCCATCAACTTAGTACCAAAATAAATAGCGTCTAAAGGCATAATATTTTTTTGCTTTACTTGATCATACAACCAATTATCTGTTTCCCCTGTAAATTCCATTTCGTTTGTATAATCTTCTGATACGGTTCTTTCTAAGAAATTTACATATTTTCCCATCAATTCACAATCTGATTTACATCCCATAATTTTATTTGTTGGAAAGAAATCAATATTACTAGATACTACACTTTTACTTGGTAATTCGCCACAAAACATGGGTGCAGCGGATAATCCCTTATTATAAAGTGAAATTAAATCCTTTTTACAAGCAAATGACGAGGGAATAGTCATACCACCATAACATTGAAGTAATTTTGCCATTGCCAATTCTCTTAAATGTGGACGGAGTGGATTGGGTAAATTAGCTACCTTTGTACTCCAACCTGGAATAATTTTGTTAAATGATTTATCATCTAATAAGCATACATTGAATGAGTCGCCACATTTATCCACAATTGACTTAATGGTTAAATATTGGTATGGTTGATTAAAACATTCGGTGTTGCGGGAAGCAAAATGAGGCCACCATCTTGCGTTTGTTTCAAAGGCTACATGAATCCATAATATTGGTTTGTCTGATCTAGCTAAAGTAGAATCATTTAATAAATACTTCTTAATCAATTCATATTGGTCCATTTTATCTAGTTTAGCCTCTGATTTTTTATATTTTTCAAAAACAAATCCTAGAACAAATAATAACAACATGACAAAAATATATTTCACGTAATATTTCATTTTCTATATATACTACCATTACAAATTTATTTTCGTTCATTGAGTGTAAATCATTGATGTCAGGTTGCGTAAAAGTTGATTTGCGGATTGAAAATTAGGCTGTAAATATAACAATTATGAACAATGAGTGTAAAACAATATTTACATACAATAACAGGAGTAACAGCAACTATGGCTAACAAACATGTGACGTTTGCGGATAGTATTTCTACTACGAAAATTTATGAAATAGAGAGAAGTAAAGAATATGGAATTAAACGTGGTGAGGGTTGGCAACAAACGACTGATTTGATTTACAGGGAATTTAGAATACCAGTTATTCGAGGTGGTTGTGGAGGTGATTGGAAAGTCCTTGAGAGCAAATTAGACGAAATAGAAGAACCTTATTGGGAACTAATTGGTGGTCTATGGGCAACTCTTCATCCTGGGAAAAAAAGATTAGAAGAATATGCTGGGGAGGATAGTGAGAGTGAATTAGACAGCGATAGTGAGAGTGATAGTGATATTGATAGTGATAGTGATAGCAATAATAAGAGCGAAATCATCAACAAAAAATAAAAACAACAAAAATAAAAAAACAACAAAAATAAAATTTTAGGTATAACCAGTCACCTAGTTTTTTATTTGTTTTAAGTCAGACCAAAATTGTTCGTGATTTTTTCTTATCATTTCATCTTGATTCATTAACTTATACGCCCGTTGAATATTGACATCTTCATCACGATTTACTGTGCTTTTTAATTTGTCTTCATGAGAAGAAATCCACTCGTCGCGATTTTGAACCATATCTTGAGTTCGCTCTCTATTCAATTGGTCTACACTGGAATACTTTTTACGTTGATGAAAATCCTCTTCCGTGACAGGAATCACTGACTCACAATGCGCTTTTCTCAAATCTTCAAATTGTAGTTTATCAAACATAGACGACCCATAATTTCCAGGCGTTTCCCTCACTAAATCAAATTGACCTTCTGTACCCACTTGCATATCTTGGAAGTCTTGATGAACTATCAATTCTCTCATTTCCTTCTTTTTGTTTTGTATGAATTCATTCATTTGACCAGTACTAGATATTGTCTCGTTTACAACATCTTCGTCTGATTTTAACCAATCACCATAACCATTTTCTTCAGCATTGTCTTTTAATCGCATCTTTTCAAATGTACTATTGAACCAATCTGTGTATTCTTTTTGCGACATGGTTTTTATTTTACCATCAATCAAAATACTGTGTTCTTTACTCCATAAATCATCCTTCTCGTACTCGGGATTTGTTGTTGTACTGCTTTGTCTCAACTGATGAATCTTGAGTAAATATTTATATGCTTGAGAGAAAAAGAGGAAATATTCCTTATCTAGCTTGGATTTATCTGGATGTGTTTTTAACACTATTTTTTTTGCCGACTTTAAATCTTCTTCTTTAAAGTGAAACGGCATTTTAAACAAATTTAATAAATCATTTAAATCATAATTATGTATATTTAAATCTAGACCTTCCATTTAGATATACAATAAGTTATATTTTTAATTTGTATTTTAGGATATTACATTGTATTTGTGTATATTTGTTTGTATTTCATCTAACTACATTTTCCTACACCTGGCAAAAAACGCAATTATTTCATTTACATCTGTTCCTGATATACTGTCATCCGGTACAAAACTAGTTGCTCCCTGCTTATAAGCCATTAACGTGGGTATTCCTTTCATCATTTTTTTTGTCTTCATATAAGCAAATAAATCAAAATTATCATCTATATCTACTTCAAAACACATTGTATTTTCACTAGATAATGTTTCAAAATGTGAATCTACTAAGGTTTTGATGGATTTACATGGTTTACACCAATCTGCCGTATATTTAAATATCATTACTCCTGGATTCCTTTTCAATATTGCTAAAAAATCATTTCTATCACCAGAGAATTCTTGCGCCATATATGTAATTCATGTCATAGTTTTTAAGTGCAAATATTGATAAAATAAAAAACATAAATATAAAAATGTATTGTCTAAATATACAACAGGTGTACCAATGTTTTCGTCTATTCTAAAAAATACACCTCTTCGCTTATTTGATGTTACGTTGCGTGACGGTCTCCAATCTATACCAAAAATATACTCACTTAAAGAGAAAGTAGACTTGGGTATTGATATTATTGTGAATAAAAATCCATGTGCTATTGAAATTGGTTCTATCGTGTCTCCCAAAATTGTTCCTCAAATGAAAGATTCTATTGAATTATTCAAAGAAATTATAACTACATGTGGTACACATAAACATTTAGACGTGTATATGTTAACACCTACATATAAAAGTGTAGAAATTGCCTCTGCGAATAACGTATGTAATTTTTCATTTGTTACATCCATATCTAAGGCATTTCAACAAAAAAATATTAATAAGGATTTGACAGAAACAAAAATGGAACTAGTGAAAATGATTCATCACGTTGAAGAAGTACGCGACAGTAAGATAAAATTGTATATTTCATGTATTACTGAATGTCCGATTATTGGAAAATATGATATTTATACAGTGATGAATGAAATTATGTATTATTATTATACTCATGGCGAACAACTTGATGAAATTTGCTTATCTGACACATGTGGTACATTAAAGTTTAATGAATTCCGATTCCTTATAGACGAATTACAAAGATGTAATGTAGATATTGACAAATTTAGTCTTCATCTACACCAACAAAAAGATAGTTTAGTTGTACAAAATATACTTATACATGCCATGAAAAATGGCATTTCACGATTTGATGTTTCATATATGCCTGAGATTGGGGGTTGTTCGGTTACTATGGAAAATCCATCTGGGAATATTAGTTACGAAGATATTTATCGGTTGGTATAACTTACATCACTGACGATTTAGAATTTATAAACACGACCCTTGCGGTATTTCTCACTTCTAGCGCGCTTTATTTGTTTTTTTGATAGTTCCCCATGAGTGGTCGGAGTTTTTTTAGTAATTCTATAAGTTGGACGATAAATATCATTTTTGTTTTTGTAACCAATTTCACCACGCTGATTCACCCATTTTTCATCAAACCAACGAGTTAGTCCGCGTTTTTTGGTCTTTGCTCCCTTATACGGACTTTTACGTTTTCCATATTTCTTAGTAAATTTTTTCTTATACTCTTTTACGACTTTGCCACTTCTATACGCACTATGTTTTGGCTGTTTTTTATAAATACGTTTCTTAATAGTATCATATAATTTCTTATCAACTGGTTCAGGCATATTATTGGCTTGAATCTATACAATTATATGATATTTTATTTGGTCATCCGTCTACGATTGATGATTGATGATTTATTATTGATTATTGTTCCTTTTCATTTACACCTTCGCTATCTACTCTTTATGTACAATTCGCTCTAAATCCTCAATTTTAACTGACGGATATTTCACATGACATTCCCAAAAATATTTACAATAAGCCCATTCAAATTCATAATCTTCGCGATACAACTCTTTCATTTGCTCTAGTAACTGTGTTTCTATTTTTTTAGGCAACAACGACAAACTATTTCTAGGCAGTACATAACTCAATTGAACCAATTCAGATACCGGATTTTTCGCCTTTTCCTCTACTAATTCTGTATCAAAATAAGG